CGCATCCGTCAGCGTCCACAGAATTGGAGGTTTATGATGGTCCGAGGTAGAAAACCGCTTTCATCGGCACAAAAAGAGGCTTCCGGAGCGTTCGCACACAATCCGCAGCGACGCAACAAGAACGAGCCACAAGTAAAGCTTGGATGGCCAAAGATGCCAACGCAAGTTGCAAAGGATGCAATTGCAAAAGAGTGCTGGCAAGACGTTTGCTCAACGCTCGAAGAAATGAATTTGCTAACGACTGCAGATAAGCATCTTCTCGCAGCGTATTGCATGGATTACGCACAATTCTGTTGGCTATGGGAACAATGCAAGGAAGGCAACGTGACCATTTTTAACGACAAGGGCAATGCGGCAGTGCATCCAGCGGCAAACCAGATCCATAAATACGCGGATCGTCTGCTTAAGAGACAGTCCGAACTCGGACTTACACCAAGTTCTCGTAGTCGTTTGCATGCACCGAAGCAAGAAGAAGACGATCCATTTGTAGCTTGGCTCCAGGAGGCGACTGGTAGTGATAACTAACGGCGTTGCTGGTCGAGTCGAAGCGTATATTGAAGGCGTGATGTCAGGCGAAATTGTGGCCTGTCAGCGTGTCAAGGATGCTGTACGCAGACACCTCGAAGACCTGAAGCGTCAAAGCACTGACGAGTTTCCTTTTCACTTCGATCGACGCTGGGCCGCGTCAGTCTGCCAGTTTTTTCCGGTCATGCTCCGGCACTCAATCGGCGAATTTGCTGGACGACCTTTTGAGCTAGAACCGTGGCAAGCCTTCGCATTGTGGTGCATATTCGGATGGAAGCGAGACGATGACAACTCGCGGCGGTTCCGCAAAGTTTATTGGTCGATGGCTCGAAAAAACGGCAAGTCATCCGCTGCGGCTGGATTGTGTTTGTTCCTCGGAGCTGGCGACATCGACCCAGCAACTGGAAGACCTGAAGCAGTCGGACAGATTCTTTTGACGGCCACAAAGAAAGAACAGGCAGCAGTTGTTTACGGCGAGGCTCAGCGTATGCGTGAGCAGTCCGCTTGGATCAAAAAGTCAACTGATTGCAAAAACGAGACGATCACGTTTAAAAACTCAGGAAGCTACATTCGCAAGGTATCGAGTGACAAGCCATTCGACGGACTCAATCCGCACTGCGTGGTGATGGACGAGTTACACGCCTGGGGAGAGCACCATCGCAAGTTCTATGACACGATGGTTACAGGTTCTGGATCGCGGACGCAACCGCTGCATTTGATCATCACGACTGCTGGGGCAGACGATTCGCACCTGTGGCTGGAAAACTACAACTACGCAGTCAACGTCGTCAACGGCACGTTCAAGGACGAGAGCCTGTTCGCGATCATCTACGAACTAGATCCAGAAGATGATCCAGCAGATGAGTCGCTTTGGATCAAGGCGAATCCTAACCTTGGGATCTCGATCAAGCTGGACTACCTTCGGCAGCGATGGAACGAGGACAAGAACACATCCGTTGGACGCAACCGCTTTATGCGTTACCACGGAAACAGAATTGTTGCATCAACGGAGCGAGCGTTCGACGTCACCGCTTTTGATCGCTGCGTTGGTGAACTGGCCGACTGGCACCAGGCCGACGCTGTCGGAGCTGGCGTTGACCTCGGCAGCCGCGACGATTTGGCCGCATACGCAATGTGTGCACGTTTTCCGATGTCAGTAGGCGAGGACGGCAAGCCTGTCTATCGCTACGAGATCAGGTGCCGTGCGTTCATCGCCGACGATTCGAAGCGTGATCTGTCCGTAATGCCGTTTTCGCAATGGGTATACAACGGCGAATTAGTCAAGCATCAATATCCAATCGAGGAGTTGCAGTCGTCGCTTATCGAGGATCTGGAACGCTACGAGATCAAGACCGTTGCCTACGATCCCTACAACGGCCAGCAGCTCGGCGAGCAGCTCGGCAAGATCGGAGCAACTGCTGCACGCATGGCACAGAACCAAAGCAACTTCAACGAGGCGATCCGCAATTTCATTCAGCTAATGGAGGAAGGACGGCTTGTCTTCGAGGACTCAAAGCTACTTCGCTGGTGTGCAGGAAACGCGATCATCTGCAAGGATCGTCAAGATCGCTGGATGTTCGACAAACGAGACAGCAAAGACAAGATCGACCCGATTGTGGCGGCGGTGATGGCATACCGCGTAACAAGCCTTGAGCCTGAACGTTCCTCCGGCAATCTTTACGTCGTCTAGGAGAAAACATGGCGTCGATGTGGTATCAGCTTGCTAAATGGATGGGTTTGTCCGAAGACTCCTACCGCGAACAGTACGTCGGGTTTAAGGAAGCACTCGGCTTGCCTCCGGCTTGGTTTGCACACAACAAGATCGTCGGAGACTTCGGCCAGTTGCCGATCGACGTTAAGCGGCGGTCAGGCGAAGGTGCAGTCAACGATCTCAAACACGACGGCTACCGACTGCTTCGCGAACAGCCGAACGCGATGCAGGCACCGAGCGTGTTTAAGGAACAGATTTGCTCGCATGCGATCATGTACGGCAATGGCCGAGCTGCGATCATTCGCGATGGAGATCGGATTGTTGAGCTGATTCCGATGATGCCTGACCGGACTCGCACTGTAATCTTCGAAGGCCAAAAGTACCATTTGACCAAGCCAAACAAAGACGACAGCAAAAACCTTTTCGATGAGTTTGAAACCAATCAGGACGGTTATTTGCTATTTGCCGACTCTGATGTGATCCATGTATCGGGATTCGCTTACAACGGAATCGAAGGAATTGGACTGCTTCAAATTGCACAATGCACGTTCTCAACCGGAGTGCAATCGCAGCGATTCCTAGAAAACCAACTCCGTAAAGGATTCCGCGGCAAGCTATTTCTCGAAGCACCTCCAGGATCATTCCGGAACGAGTCCGCAGCAAGAGAGTTCATCGAGTCATTCAATAAGCAAGAATCTGGAGCTGAGAACGCTGGAAAGGCCGGTCTACTGCGTGAAGGTGTAAAGGCAAACGCTGTAAATATGTCCAATAACGACGCTCAGTTTGTCGAATTGCAAAAGTTCAGCCGAGCGGACATTGGCATGCTGTTTGGACTTGAAGGTATGCCAGGCGATGGCGAGAGCGTCAGCTACAACTCTTTGGAGCAAAAGAATCTGGCGTATTTGCAAGCCTTGAATAAATGGCTTGTAAAGATGGAGGAGCAGTGCGACATCAAGCTGAGAAACGCAACGGAAAAGAAGTCGGGCGGCAAAGTGTATTTCAAGTTTAACCGCGGTGCATTGTTGCAGACCGACTTACAGGCGACAGCATCCGCCATGTCTACATTCATCACCGCTCGTATCATGAACCCAAACGAGTGCCGAGCCAAGCTGGATCTTAATCCATACGAAGGCGGAGACGAGTTTATCAATCCTGCCATCTCCCAACCAACCGGCGAGCAGTCGCCAGGCGAGATGGAAGACGACCCAACAGATACCGAAGAGGACACACAGGAAAACTCTGGCGAGTCCCAGGACAGCTCCGCAATGAACCGCTTGGCCGTCGAAGAAACCATCCGGTCTCTGATCCAACGAGAGGCTAACAACGCTGCAAACGCCGCCAAAAAGCCAAACTTTGTGGCTTGGATCAACAAAAACTATGCGAAGTGGGAACCAAAGCTGGCTGAAAAGATCGAGGCGATTGGCCTAGATCGCGACTTGGCACGCACTCATTGCGAACAATCGGTTGCGATTTTGGTGCAGATTGCCAGCGAAACAGAGCCAGAAAAGCTGGAGGAAACCGTCAAAAACGCCGTCAAAACGTGGCAAAACAGAACCTTTTCCTTTCAAGGAGTTGAATAAATGATCGAAATCAAAAACGAATCGAACGAGATCCTTTTGTCTGGTGTTGTGGGTGATGGTTGGGGAGAAGACCCGATCACTCATCTGGCCGTTGAGAAAGCACTCAAGGCATTTAACGGATCACCCGTTACGGTTCGCATCAACTCGCCTGGCGGAGCTGCCGACGAGGGGATCGGTATCTACAACGCCATGAAATCTTACTCTGGCGAGATTACTACGATCAATGACAGCCTGGCCGCATCTGCTGCTAGCGTTATTTTCCTTGGAGGATCGAAACGATTGATGAGCCAGGGCAGTCGCGTCATGATCCATCGAGCGTTGGCATTCGCACTCGGAAATCAAGAGGAGTTGCGAAAGACGATCGCCGCTCTTGAAGCATACGACAAAAGCCTCGTTGCGATTTACGCGGAGTACATGGAAAAGACCGAATCGGAAATCGAATCCATGATGAGCAACGAAACATGGATCAACGCCGACGAAGCAATTAATCTTGGAATTGCTACTGGCAATGTTGAATCCAACTACAAAAAGAAGAAGCCAGCCAGTCGATTTGACGAGGCGAAAGCAGCAATGTTGCGAGCACAATTAAACGCTCGTTTGACACACTAGGCGTCTTCGCGTAAAGTTTAAGCGTCGGCCAAAGAGCCGACACTCTGCAATATCTTTGCAACTGATTAGCGGCAAAGGCAGCGAACGTAACTTTTTCAGTTCCGTTGGCAGTCTCGCCGCTATCTGCGTTTATTGACTGCCACAATCTTTCTCTTGAATGGTGGTCATAATGAAAAGTTCCCAAGAACTAGCTAAAGAAATCAAGGCATTGCAAGCACGCGTTGAAGCGATTGTTGCTATTGCCAAGGAAGAAAGCCGCGATCTCAACGCTGACGAACAGTCCGAGGTCGATGGTATTGTCGGTTCCGGCGAAAACGCTGGCAGGATCTCTGCCCTCGTCGAGCAAAAGAACCGCATGGACAAGATCGATGCACATTGCACTGCAATCGTAAAGGCCGAAGAAGCCAAGGAAACGTCGATCACTCGCCGCGTCCCAGCACGGGCCAAGGCACACGGTAAACTCGAAGCCTTCAAAAGCGAGCAAGACGCTTACGACTGCGGTCAGTACGTTCTCGCCAATCTTTTTGGCAACCGACGTGCAAAGGCTTATTGCAAGGATAACGGCATTAAGGCCGTCATGACCGGCGGCGACAATACCAAGGGTGGTTTCCTGGTTCCAGAACCGATGGAAGCGGCAATCATCGAACTGAGAGAGCAGTATGGTGTTTTCCGCCAGAACTCCAGGGTTTGGCCGATGAGCGACAGCGTCACCATCGTGCCAAAGTTGGCTGGCGAAGTCACTACCTACTACGTTGGCGAAAACTCGACGATCACGGCGAGCGATGCGATTGTTCAGCAAGTCAAGTTGGAAGCCAAAAAGCTTGCCAGCATGACGCTTGTTAGCTCGGAGTTGAACGAAGACGCAGTCGTTTCCGTTGCCGAGATGATTTCCCGCAGTGTTGCGTACCAGTTTGCAGTTTCCGAGGATCAGGCTGGATTCCTGGGTGATGGAACCAGCACCTACGGCGGCATCGTTGGGCTCGCAGGAGCGTTGGCAGCAGGTTCGCTGGTTACAGCGACCTCTTTGCAAACCTTCTCGGCGTTGACGTTTGCCAGCTTCGAATCCGTGGTCGGTGCTTGCAAGATGTATGCTGGCATCCAGCCAAAGTGGTACATCCACCAAGCTGGTTGGGCCGCTTCGATGCAACGCTTAGCAAATGCAGCTGGTGGAACAACAGCAACAGAAGTTCAGAACGGCGTAGTTCAAGACCAGTTCCTTGGTTATCCAGTTGTTAAGTCGCAAGTTTTAACTTCCGCTCTCACCGGAACCACTGGATTGCGTGCTTGCTACTTCGGTGATCTGCGATTGGGATCGTATCTCGGCACTCGCCGCGGAATTTCGATCGCTGTCGATTCAAGCCGCTACTTCGAGCAAGACTCGATCGCTATCAAGGCTACACAGCGATACGACATCAACGTCCACGATCGCGGCACCGCTTCTGCTTCTGGCGGCATCATCGGTCTCGTCTTCGGCTGATCCTAACCGCCTCTCCTCCAGGTGGTTCGCCGCTGTCTCTTCACCGGGACAGCGGCTTTTCTCAATAAGTTAAATTTTCCGACACAAGGATACACAGAATATGAAACATCTTCAGTCCGTAAAACGAAACGTCATGCTCGCACCAATCACGGCTGCGACCACTGTCAGAACCGCAAACCTCGATTGTGCTGGTGCTGATTATGCAACCATCACCATCGTTCTCGGAGCCGAGGCCAACACGAACAGCACGAACGTTGCTGTCCGTTTGCTCGAATCCGATGTTACGACGGCGACTACGTTCGCAACCTTTGATGCCAACTTCAACCGAACGCTCGACAACACGGCAGCAATGGTTGCCGCGTACAACGTCGATCTTAAAGCACGAAAACGGTATCTGCGAATCGAACTGACGCCAGACACCACAACCAACGGTGCTGTTCTTTCGAGCGTCATCGGAAACCTCGATCTCGAAGTCGAAAACATTGCCAACAGCAGCAACGCAGACGTTTCTGTTGTTGGTTAAGCAAAAAAACCTGGAGGAGACAGGCAGTTATGGCAAACGTAAAAGTCCAAGCGATCATGACAGCACCGCGTGCTGAAATCACATGGTGCCGGAACCAGATCGAGAAAGCAATGAATGAGCTACGCATTCCACTCAGCGTCAGTGGTGGCGTTTACTACGGACAGTGCATGCAGATGATGCTGGAGGACGCGATTGATCAAGGAGTCGAGTACGCCATCACCGTTGACGGTGACAGCGTCTTTACTGGCGATCAAGTCCACCACCTCATCAGCTTGGCTGTTCAGGAAGACATGGACGCCTTGTGTGCCATGCAGCTCCGGCGAGGCAAGCCACACATGCTAGGACATCGATTTGGCGAGGTCTCAGGCGTTTGGGACGGATACCCAATGCAGGTAGACACCGCTCACTTCGGTTTGACGGTGCTAAACCTGAAGAAACTTGCTGCTGTCGAAAAGCCTTGGTTTTTCTGCCAGCCAGACGAAAACGGCGGTTGGCGAGGCAATAAGATCGATTCCGACATTTGGTTTTGGTGCCAGTGGAAGAAGGCAGGATTAAAGTGCTTTATCGACTGTGCGACCAGGATCGGACACGTGGAAGAAATGGTTGCCATTTACGACGACGAGTTCAAGCCGACGCACATGTACCCGCAGGATTGGAGGAAATATGCAGACGAGAGTAAAGCTTGCACGCATGTGGATGCGTCATGAGCCGGGATGTGTTGTCGATGTCACCAGCGGAGTTGCTGATTACTTAGTTCGAGCGAGGATTGGAGACTATGAGATTTGCAGCCGAACTGGTGACGGGGCCGACAGTGGAACCGCTGACGCTCAGCGAAGCGAAAAAGCAGCTCGAAATCTCGACCAGCGACACGACACACGACGTCCAACTCGCACAAGCAATCCAAGAGGCTCGTGAGCAGTGGGAGCACGACACCGACTCGGTGCTCTGTTACCAAAGCTGGCAAATCCGCATCCAGTCGCTGGTTGATCGCTTTCCATTGCCAAAGAAGCCAGTGCAGAGCATCACATCCATCACCTACTTCGATGGCAACAACTCCTCGCAAACATTGTCGGCCGCGTTGTACCAACTCCACATCAACGAGTTTCGGCTCGCTTACCAAGTGACCTTGCCAGCCACCTCAGCACGTTGGGACGCTTGGACGATCAACTACCGATGTGGCTACTCCCAGGACGCTACGCTTGTTCCAGCGATCGCCAAACGAGCCATGCTGCTGCTTGTCGGCCATTACTTTGAAAATCGCGACATGCTGATGAGTGACGCGATCCAGACCATGAAGCCATACGAGGCACTCGTAACGCGGTTCATGCGGAGCAACTACCCATGAGCGGCAGACCACGCGATCTCAAGGTTGGAGCGATGCGGCAGCGGTGCACCGTTCAGCAAGTCACCGAGACGCAGGACGATGCAGGCCAGCCAGTCGTTACTTGGTCGAATTATGTCGTCGATGAGCCTTGCCAGTTCATCCCGACAGGCGGAAACGAAACCATGCGAGGTCGCCAGCTTGAAGCAGGCACCAAAGCAATTTTTCGCGTCCGCTTTCGATCCGGCTACCAACCAGAGATGCGGATCGTTTACGGATCAACAAACTA